TCCCACTTATATCTAGTGCTACTGTCGGCCCTGTCGTCCCGATGCCGACGTTGCCGCTGCTTAATATAGTCATTCTGTCAGTGAACGTACCTGCAAGAGCAGGTGCAAATCTCAAGTCACCCGTATTTGTTGTGGTAGGGTAACTGTAAATTCTACCAACCATGCTAGTGCCTGTGGTCTCACCAAAGTAGAAATCAATTGCTGAACCGTCTCCCATAGCACCGTTACCATTAGCCAAACGCAAACCCGGAACTATACCTACGCCTGAGTTGAGAACTGTCAACTTTGCTCCTGGCCCTGTCGTCCCGATGCCGACACGCCCATTAGTAGTATCAACAGTTAGAACATTAGTTGTATCTGATTGGTTGACTTGGAAAGTAGTTGTAGAGTTAGAGGTAGGTTGAATAAGAAGATCACCAGTAATGGGATCGTTGGAGGCATCAAGTTTTAGATAGCGAGTATCTAATACAGATAGTCTTAACCTGGCAGCCGCACCTTCATTTTCTAACATTTAACTAGCAATGAAACTAACTCCATCGTCTTTATAACTACCCATTACTTTTACCTTGTTTAGGTTATCTATAACAATAGTCACCGGTTGCCCCGGTTGAAGTTCATAATCGAGACCAGCCCCAGCAGTAATATAAACCATATCTAAATTATCCCTCAATGCTTGAACCGCCAGAGTTTTAATGTCTCTTGAAGCTCCTAATGCTATAGCATTTCCACTTACAGTCGTTCTAATGCGTCCTGAGTAAAAAACGGATTGGGTCCGGTTTAAGTTGCTAAGTTCCTGAATTGCTGCAAATAGCTTTCCGTCACCAGTAACACCGCCAAAGTTCGGAGTTACTATTCTCTTACCATCGAAGAAGACAATGGGAACAACATCAATTTTCCCAGTATTTAATTTCGGGATGTCAGTTTTTACCTCACCAGTCACCTTCTGAGTCTCTGGAAATTCAACCTCGGCCTTAACATTACCTTTGATCTTCTGAACTTCTGGGAATTTAACCTTAGCAACAACTTCACCGATTATCTTCTGAACTTCTGGGAATTTAACTCTAGCGATAACACTACCAATTATCTTTTGAATTTCAGGAAGCTTCTGTGGTGGATTAACCACCTTAACATCCATAGTTTTGGGAGCTGGCGGAGTCAAAAGCTTTAGCTCATCAACTATCTTTTGAACTAGATCGCCAAAAAAGTGTTCTTTTCTTTTCTCAATCTCAGCTTTCTTGAGCGCTTTCTTGATTCTAATTTCTTTACTTAACTTTACCCTTTGCTTTTCGAGTGAAATAACGACATCACCTTCTTTTTTTTTATTCAAGGATTCCAACTCTTTGTCCTCTTTTTTGATTAATTTTTCTTCTTCTTTATTCATTTTCCTAACCAAATATCACGAGGTAATACCCAATTAGATGGTATCACTTCTTCCATAAAACATCTACAACCTACATGGGCCGGTGGACCCTCGACTGGCCCAGTGGGAGTAGGAAATGTTCCACCGACTTCCCTTTTTATACCCTCCAACGGGATACAAATAGGACAAACCCTATCATCTATGCTCGTTCGCCAGATAATCTCCTTTATTCCATATCTCTTTGCCGCCTCAAGCTCAACAACTGTCATGGCATTGATAAGCTCATTCATGGCAATCCTCTGAGCGCGTAACTTGGATATACCCTTACCTTCACTAATCAAGGTCTTGGCGATTTCATTAACCCCTAGCCCTTCTTTTTTACCTTGTTGGATCTTTATTGCGATCCACTTAGCAGTAAAATCATCAACCGATTTGATTAATAATTTAGAATGGTCATCAAAGAAATCAATCAATTCAGGGTTTGTAAGATCAAAGACCCCTTCTATTTTAATTTCATCAAGTATCGCTTGACCACCACGAGTGCCACCCCAAACCAAGAACTTCTTAAAATCAATGACCTTGCCAACACTCTTGCCGATCAAAAATAGTTTAATTTGTTGTAAAAGACTGATTTTAGCCAGAGCAAGCAAAGAACTCACTTTTTTCTTGTCTTTGGCTACAAACTCAATTTGACCGAATAAAGCTTTTCTTAGTTGGTTCCTGAATGATCGATAAAACCGCGTGTCTTCAGCCTGTTCAAGAGCAACATTGAAACCGCGTTTATAAAGTTCTCTTTCAATCTTCCATAGCTTATTCAAACTCAGCATCTTCTATATTCCTCATCTTAGAAGCTAAGGCTAAGAGTTTATAGGAAGCCTTCATGTCCTGATCTAAATACCTATCGAATATAAGTTTTACCTGATGTGTTGTAGAAATTCCTTCCAATGAATCTCTTATTTGACTCTTTACTTCTTTGGGAATATTCCTTGAGAAGAAATTACTAACTCTAAGAGGATTACCATCGCGCAGGTCTTTGTATAAACAATTTCTCCACTTTCTGAGGTCAGTCGTCATTGCTTTTTCTTTATCTTCTTCTTCCTTTTTGCCCTGCTCCTTTTCCTTTCCTTCATCCTCTACTTCACCAGCAAGAAAATCCTCAACAAGAACCGGTCCACCTTTAGTTTGAATATAATGACCCAAACCGATAGGTTCTAAGCCATCGTTTATTCTAGCTTCGTCAACAGATAATTTGCCTAGTTTTATTTCCTTCTCCTGAATCTCGATCTCTTCCAACCTGTCAACAGGATTCAAATTAGTCCACTCAAATTGCAGATTCTCAAGACCCATCTGGGTATGAATAATCTCATCGAGAAGTTCTTTAATGAAATGAGCCAATGGAAGCAACCCTTTCTCTCTCGATAGTTTCTTCTGGCTCTCATCACTCGCCTTATTAACAAACAAGGTTATTCCAATATCTCTAGGCGGTACGTCAAATACGGCACAGGTTTGTTGCAATAGCCACATTTCAAACCTTTCGAAAGCCATATCTTCTAGCTTTTGAGTGGGAGTATATTTAGAATCTCCGGGAAGGATCTTTAATCTATGAACCCCTCGCAAATCACCGGCCAAAACGGAATCAAACCACATTTGCCATTCTTCAACCTGATCCTTGGTAGCAGCCAATTCCTCGGAAAGATTGATAAATCCAGCCGGAACATTACCCTCTCTAAAGTGATTAAGATTATATAAGGATCCTCTTATGGCCGATTCGGTTTGAATAATCAATGATTCTATCGGGGCTAATCCATATGGAGTCAAACTTCGAGTCCGCATCATGTCGTATAAAAGTTCGTCAGTAGTAAATTCTGCCTGTTTACGACCTTCAATGAATTGAGCATAGGCAATATCTGGTGGTTCTGGAGTAGCACCATGTTCGGTAACTCTTAAAACAATAGTTGTTGGATCAACTGAAACCAAATCTATAAACTCGCCGCCTCTTTTCTTATGGTATTCGAAACAAGTCGCATCAACTGTTAACAGATCGTCAATTATGGTATTCATCATTTCACGGAATCTTGTCTTATGACCCATTGGTTTATTAAGCCAATTGGTCACTTTCTTGATATCTGACTCATGTCCCTTTTCGTCTTTTTCTTCATCAACAGTCGTTATTGTCCACTCTAGTTGGGTAATTTGAGTAATCCGGCGGTTAATACAAGCTCTGGCAATCGGATAGACAGTCGCCATCTGACGCATATAGGAAAATGGGATTTGTGAGCCTGGTTTTCTATCCGGACGAAAGCGAGTATTGAATAATCTGGGTCGTCTGTATTGAAATGCTCTACCTTTTGCCGAAGCTAACTTCTCGATCTTTAATGTTTCTTCTACTTTAGCTTCAACAATACCGGGAATCGAAGCTTTTATTAATTCACCGGCTTTCTTGGAATTTTCTAAAGATTCCTTCACGCTTGGAAGCTCTAATAGTTTAGAGTCTGGCTGCTTAGAATAGTCTTTAACCAATCCTTTGAAGATTCGGGTTTTGAAGAAACGAGATTGCAGTTTTTTTCTTAGATTCATCAGCTTTATCTCTATAATACTCTAAAAATCCTGATCCTGCACGTAGTAAACTTGTCGCTAATTCTAAGGCATCCGGACCATCATCATGATCAGCCATCGGGAAATTGATCAATTGCTCAACTAACCTCTGTTGATCTCTCCTGAATCTTATCCTACCATTTTTTATCGCTGGTTGTAATGATTGTATCCTTAGTATTTTATCAGAGTGCGACTTGATTCCTTTAATGTTTATCCCTAAACCTTTTACGTCAGATTGTTGAAGCCGGTGCTGCATCGTATCTTTAAAATATTCTTGAAATGCGTTGTCTTCAACCCCAAAGGTCCGGTGATGATATTTCCTGTATTCTTCAATGACATCTTCGATGATGATATCTGGATGTCTCCTCTCAATGTTCGCACCCAAAACATAGATTATCTGATTGGGATCTACTCCGAGAGAGACTATCGCCGAGTAGTCACCACCTTTTTTACCCATTGACGGATCACAAGCGCCGACAACAAAGAGATTCTTGCCGGTTAATTCATCGTCATCGTAGTAACGTATCCATTCAGGATTAAAGCGCCTCTCATCATCGCTAAGAGGCTCATTCTGCTTTTCCGATGAAAATGCTGCTGGTCCGTCCGCAACTCTTTGAACCATCAGATTATAATAGTCTTCACGTTCAGGCCAGAGAACTTTCGTTCCCCGTAGCATTTCTTCTTTATTCGTATTGAAGAATCCCCTTGCATCTTTTACCCTGTTCTTGTTTTCAAGGTCAGTAATGATTAATTCCCAATCGTCCCACTTAGGAGAGGTTGACCAGTTAATGACAGATTGATACTTCTTCGTTTTGTAAATAGGATTATTGAGGAGCTTCGACAACAGTGAATCATAGTGCATCAAGGTGCCAATCACTATTTTATCGGTCCTCTCATCTCCGGCTTTCGAAAGAGCCTTCATGTACCAATCGAACATTTTCTTTCGCTGATCAACTGAAGCGATGTTTTCATCGTTT